AACATCTTCGTAAACTAAAATGAGTGACCTACCCTCAAGGCATCCAGACGCTTTACTAGAGGAAATTGAACGCCTCAAAGCCGAGGTCGAGCGGCTGTATAGACACGGCGACTTAATGCTAAAGTTTGCCGCCGCAAATATGACATCCCCAGCATATGCTACTATGGCAAAAGACTGGAACGCCGCCAAGGAGGGCAACCAATGATTCACGAATTCCGTAATCCAATCCCAGTCCATACCGACATTGGCTATGGCTGGCTGATGTATGTACGGGATGGTGGCACATGGTCTAACGATATCTTCGCTATCGTGCTAGAGGAAGACGGGGTCATCCGTCATATGCGTACAGACCAGTTCAAGGTTCTACAGAATCCAACCTTTGACATCAAGAACAAATCCGATGTTTAACAAAGACAACAGGTTTGACATTGACCTCCAATACGGGCAAGAGGGTGAACGCTGGCTTATGTGGCTAGGCGTAGACCAAGCAAGGGTAGAGGTCAAGACAGAGCGTGACAAGTGGTTCACCACAGGCAACGCTATCTTTGAATTCCGTTCACGGGGTAAGCCCTCTGGATTTGCTGTGACTCAAGCCGACTACTGGATGCATAACTTCTTTCTCAAGGGAAGATGTAAACACTCTATTACATTTGACATCGAAGACCTCAGAGACTTTCTTCGACTTGTGTACCGCAATCCTTATAACTACGGAGCAAGAATTTGCACAGGTGGAGACGACCATACCTCTGACTTAATCGTAGTTCCGATGTCTCAACTATATAAAGCCTCTCTCCCATATGTCTAAACTAATTAAGTTCGTAGCCGTAGGAGACAACCACGGAGACCACATCGACCAAGATGTTGCCAAGCAGTTTTACAAATTCCTAAAATGGTTCGACCCAGATGAGGTCATCCACCTAGGCGATAACTTCGATTTCAGAAGCATCCGCAGGGGTGCAGGACGCAAGGAAGAAGACGAGTCCTTGGTTGCTGATGTCAAGGCTGGCAAGGAATTTATCACCCGTGTCCAGCCTACTATTTTCTTAAACGGAAACCATGACGACAGACTAGACCAGATTATTAATGGCTCTACCAGCGGTATGATGGTAGACTACTGCCACGACCTCAAGAACGACATCCGCAGTCACCTCAAGAAGAACGGGTGCAAGAAGATTTACGATTACCACGCAGAGGAAGGCGTACACAGGCTGGGCAAGATTGCCTTCGTACATGGATATTCCTGCGGAGTCCGTGCCGTGGAGGAACACGCTATCCATTACGCAGAACCTCAAGGTGCTGTTGTCATGGGTCACCTACACAGCATCCAGCAAATCAACGCTAGGAAGCACGGAGGGGCTGTAGGCTTCTCTGGTGGTTGCCTATGCCACAAGTCCCCAGACTACGCTAAGAATCGCCTAGCCACCAGCAAGTGGGGGTCGGGCTGGACTTACGGGTTCACCCAAGGCAACGACTGGAAGGTCTGGCAAGCCCACAGGGTAGGAAAAGAATTCATCTATTCTATCAAAGGACTATGAACAACAAAGACCTAAAGGCTATGGAGAAACTCTTTGGCAAGGCTGTATCCGAGAAGCCAGAGAAAGGATTCTATACACGAATGGAAATCCAAAAGTTATGGAATCTGTCTGAACCTGTTGTCTCTAAAAAACTTGCTGTTGCCCTCAAGAATAATCTTCTTGAAACCCGTATGTATCGGGTAAAGTCTGGCATGGTAACCCGCCCTATCCCCCACTACCGAATCAAAAATGAGCAAGACTGATAACGAAAAACTAGAAGAATTCCTTGCCGAGTTAGACGATGAGATTGTCATCGCTGATGGCCTTGCTCATGCCTTCGTGGGATTAACTAACACCCAGAACGGGGTGGTGGCTGTTTACTCCACGGAGCGTATCATCTCTAACCTAATGGAGAACGATGCTATGGACTTTGAGACGGCTGAAGAGTATATGTACCACAACATCATTGGTGCGGATGTTGGTCAGCGGACTCCTGTTTTTGTGGATGTGATTCCAGAGGAGTTCTGGAAGTAAGTTTCTTGATAAGCACGGCAAGCAGGGATAGGCATACTATTCCGACTGACCCTCCTGCTATCCAAGTAAACCATTGGCTGTCAAATATCCAAAGGGAAGCCATAGCCACAACACCGCCTCCCATGACGATTGCTCCGTTCTTCTTGAACGGGGTGAACGCTACAGCCATTAAGCCAGCGATAAATAAACCTAGGCCAGCGGTGCTGAACTGCCAGAGTACCTTCTGCTTGAACTCCCCGTCAGCCCTAGCGTGAGCCTCCTGTATTTCAAAGTCCTTTAGTTCAACCATAGCGTACAGGGCTGAGGTCTCAGCGTCCACCTTGGATGCCTCCTTCTTGTCCTGCTCTACGGCCTTGGTGTCATTCTGTTTAATGATACGGGTGAACTCCTCCACCTTGGCAACAGAAGGCTTGGCAATGCCAGACAGACGGGTTACTTGGGCTTCGACAACTTCTCTGACAGTTCCTTTATCGAGGACAGGAACGACAGCAGTAAGGGCAGAAGCAGAGTCAGATACGACAGACTCGACTTTTTGGATGTACTGGTCTTTCTCTTTGTTTTGCGGCTCAACGGATATAGTAGGTAAGGGTTTGGGTGCGGTACTGCATCCGCACAGGAGAAGGGCTAGGGCTAGGAATCTCATTTAGTTTCCTTGATAAACTTAGACTTAATCCATTCAAAGATGTCTGGGGCTAACGCTCCAGCAGACGAGTAGATGATGCCTTTGTAGATAGGGTCTATGGGTGCAAAGTTAATCCCGAAGTACACCAGCGTTCCAACGATAGCACCAGCCAGAGCCTTGCGTATCCAGCGAATCCAGACAAAGCGTTCCTCTGTGATGATAAGCCTAGCGATAGCACCTAACGCACCAAGGACGGCAACTATCCAGCCGCCCTTCTTGAACTCTTCGGCTGTGTCTATGATGCTGGGGTCTACGGGACTCATTGCTTAGGCTCGTCCCTTTGGACTCTCCGCTTGGCTTGCTCTAGGTCGTTGTAGATGCCGACCATAGCCTTGTAGGGGTTGTAGACCTTGAACTTATCGCCCTGCACCATGATGACATAGCCTACAGCGTTCTTGACCACAGAGCCAAGCGAGGTGCGTTCAGACTGCCAGTCACGCCAGCCTTCTGCTGGCATAAATGTACCACGCATTGTAGGGATATGTTTCTGACCCGTGGAGACCTTAAACCCAGCCTCAGATTCTGGAAGAGGTGAAACCTCACCAGCAGTAATCCTATTTGTAAATGCCTTCCTAGGACTCATGGGCGTAGACAGGATGTCTAACTGCACAGGACTGCCTCCCTCTTCTGGCTGGACGGCATATTTGTATGAAGGGTGAACATCAGACGGAGGCTCTATCACGGGGCTTCTGAACATCAGATACCCGTACACCTCTCCAACCTTAGCGTGTCTTGTTAGGGGGTCAGAGACAGCCTCATACATCGGCTCAAGTAAAGCCTTGATAAACTGCTTGGCGTTTGTGACACCCTCGGAAGAGAAGCCATCAGTTTGTGACTCTAACTTTGTGAGGTCAGACTGAAGATATTTCCAGAGCGATGCAGAGCCGTCAGTCTCAGTCATCTTTTCGATAGCCGTTCTCCTTCCCTCGATTGTATACGGGGCTTCGTGCCTTGCACTCTTGGCAAGGATGCCCTCAACAATGGTGTCAAGCGGACGCTTAGTGTCACCTATGTCAACAAGACCATTCTTTAAAATCTGAATTGTCTGTCGTTCTGTTAGGACATTGTTGTCCGTATATTTCTGTAGGTTACGGAGGAACACCTCAAGTCCGATGTGAGTTCCCTTCATCTTAGAGTATTCGCCCTTGATGAGACCAACGCCAGAACTCCAGCCCTTACCCTTGCTAAGATTGTATTCTCCGTTCTCGTTAATTTGTTTACCAAGACCAGCCTTAACTCCAGCCCAACCTAATGTCGGGTTCTCAGAGGGAAACCGCATACCGCCCCTAGGATTGACAGTAAACCTACCAATCTGGACAGGCTCAACACCAGCGTTGTCGGGTGAGTGCATGACCACAGCCTCGCCACGAAGCAACTCTGGGTTGATGTTGTCTATTGTTATGTAGTTTTGCTTTCTGTCCTTGGCCTGCTTCATGCCTTCTT